AAAGCAAAGGTTAAATGAATTTTACGGTGCTAAATCAGATGACCTTAACACATCTTTAGAGAGAGAGCTTGAGGCTGTAGAGGGAAATGCTGAGGCTGAGGAGGATGTTAGAGAAAAGTACGCTTTATTGCAGGAGGCTAACGAGGAGAAGAAACAACAAGCCATAAGAGCTGTTCAAAAGAAACAATTTGAATTACAAAAAGCCCAAGATATAATTCAGGCAACTATAAATGGTGCTTTAGCGATGACAAAAGTATCAGCTCAGACTGGTGTTGCCACATTTGCTTTTAGCCCTATTATTGCGGCACTTGTAGCTGCTCAGATTGCGGCTATCGCTTCACAAAAGTTTGTTGGTGCTAAAGGTGGTTTAGTTCCTGACGGAGAAAAGTTTGCAAAAGGCGGAATGGTTGTAGGCCCAAGTCATGCTGATGGTGGTGTTAAGTTTGCTGTAGGTGGTAGAGTTGCAGAGTTAGAGGGTGGCGAGGCTGTTATAAACAAAAGGTCAACAGCTATGTTTAGAGGTCAACTATCTGAAATGAACGCTGCTGGAGGTGGAGTTAGGTTTGCTGATGGTGGTGTTATGCCAGGAACTTCAAATATACTACAATCTTCAGGTGCGAGTAATACTTCTCAACAATTTGAAGAGTTAGCAAATAATATTGTTTCAGGTATAAATACTAAAGAGGTTATTGTTTCAGAGGCTTCAATTACAGGCTCACAAACAAGTGTTGCGGTTAGTGAATTAACTTCTACCATATTTTAAATATTTTTTGTATATTTGCTACATGAAAGATTTAGCAAAATTATTTTGGAGCTTTATTATTGGTAAAGGAATCCAAAAAGTTGATGACAAAAAGTTTGAAGAAAGAATGTCTATTTGCAGGTCAAACTCTTGTAAGTCCTACGAAAAACCTTTTAATATAAAGGCACTCGAAAGGTGTGGAGACTGCGGATGCTTCTTAAATGCTAAAGCAAGAATAAACGAGTTCTACATTAAATGCCCTAAAGACTTATGGTAAAGTATTATGCAATCGTATTTATTGTAGCTATGATTCTTTTAGCTATGGATATACACAAAATGATTAAAGATGAAGATGATGAGTAACGAAATCACTAAGAGAGATGTTCTTCTTATAGAGCATCATTATGAAAAAATGCAAGACCCAAAAGAAGATAGAAGAGACCATTTGGATATTCTTTTTGATATGCACACTAAATACACTATGAAAACTTGGAGTACATCTTCAAGAACTTGTGGTAGTTGTGTAAATCAAGTAAAGCGTTGGGCTGAATCCTTAATAAACAAAAACAATGGCTAATAAAAAACAAGTAGTCTTTGAGTTTAGAGATGTTGTTTATGATAAGTTAAAAAACAGATTTGGCGAAGATTTTGCACTAAAAGATGTTTTGTTTCAATTATCATCAATGGGATTAATACCTCCTAAGACTTTAAGAAATTATATGATGATAAATGACTTTGACAAGTTTATTGTTCAAAACAAGGGTCATGTAGGCAATACCTTTATTGATATATCCGTAAAGTATGATATATCAGAAAAGCAAGCTAAGAATATAGTTTACAAGCAAAGAAAAAAGTTTGACTCTAACTCAAATATTCGACAAGATTATTTCCTGAAATAAAGCTAATACTTCCCTGGTTTGACCAAGTTTTCTTAGCATATATGGTGTGCACATGAGAGTCCTCTTTAAATAGTGCATCCATAACACCTTTAACTAAATTGTCTATATCAGGCTTTTGTTTATGAGGTTTATTAAAAAGCTCTGCTTTCTTTTTCTTACTCCAAGATTTAGGCATAGGCATATAGAACTCAATAAACAATTCATCGTCAAGCTCTACATCAATACCTTTAACTAATTCGTTTAGCTCGTCTTTATACGCCCAATACTTTGTTACACAAGGTCTTTTCTTCCAAGTGTCAGCCCTTGTCATTCGTGGTTTTGAAACTCCTGTTATTTTTAGATTTACCATAACTTATTTATGAGCCACAATTCTCACAATCCTCGTCATCAAGGTTGCAAGCATCAGGTTGTTCTTGTTCCTCTAAATCTTCAACCCAAGAATCAAATGTATCTTGTTTTGATTGTTCAGCTTTTTTCATTTCTTCCTCAAGCTGTTTTCTTTCGCTTTCTTTCATCATCTCGTCTATTCCTTTCATAATTCCTCTTGCTACTATATCTCTTGTTACAGTTTTTTTACATCCAGGGCATTTTAAATTTTTCTTCGTCTTATAATATTTTCTATTACAGCAAGAAGTAAGACTAATGTCGTCATCTTTTATCAGGTGTTTTTCAAATTCTTCTCTATCAAACTTTTTATTTTTTTCCATTCTCTAAAGATTCAAGTTCAAATTGTAAGTGATGAATAGCTTTCTTTATACAATCCTTAGCTGTATCGTGTTTACGATATGCACGCAAAATGTATGTAGTGGCCGTTCCGAGGTTGTAGTTTAAATCAAAGTTCTCTACTACCTTTCTCGCCTGGTATCCATCCTTTCCTTTATAGTATTCAGGAACTCCGTCATCAATACTTTTATTATTACAGGCTTTCTTACACTCTTCTGTACATCCGCAGTTTCTCGTGTAGTCATAATAATACTTGCTTTTATTTTCCATAGTTATTTATTTTAATGTAATCTTTAAGTTCAAATGCTTCGTCTAACAAAGATATTTTATCCATATCTCTCTTCATGCTTGTGTAAATAGCTTGCTGACTTCTTATCCTTTGTGCAAGGCTCTCTACATATCTTCCAAGCTCCTCAAGGCTATCTGTTACATAATACCCTTTACTATTGCAGCACAAGCCAACAATAAGCTGTTCTATTCTAATGTGGTGTATTATCTTTCTAAGTCTTGGCTCACTTATTTTATAATTGGCAGATTTTAGTTTATCGCATATAACCCTATTTGTTATTGCGTTTTCTTTGCCTATTTTATTCTTTAAGCCCTTTACTACTAAAGGAACAAGTGTATCCATTTCATAGTCGGTAAGCTCGTATGTAATCTCTTCAAATAGCGTTATCATTTTTTCTTACCCTTTATTTTAAACTTAGGAGCTTCTCCTACAGGTTTTGTTATTATTTCAAGGTTATAAGTTCCATCATAAACAACACCAACAACCCTAACCTCTCCTGACTTTTCAAGCTCTTCTATTTTATCCTTTAAATCAGACTTAATAAATATACCACCTTTAGCCTCTCCGTTTACCTCAAGGTCAATAAACGCCCTTATCTTTTCTAATCCTTTTATGTTTTCTTCCATATCAAAATTTTTACAATTATACAAATAATATTTTACAATTCCAACTGTTCAGCATCTTTTAAATAGGGTAAATTATCAGGATACTCAGTAAATTCATGGTATCTACCGTTTTGTAAGTTATATTTAAAAACAGCTTCTCCAAGCTCTCCTATGTGTCTGAACTTTACTTTTTGAACATATACATGAGTGCTCTCGGTTTCAAAGTTTCTATAAACCGTAATTCCATTATCAACTTGGTTATAAAAGTTTGCTGAACCAGCAACATCATATAGAGTTGGAACATCATATAAACCATTGTCTTTTTTTTGCATCTTTCTTGGGTGTGCCACTAAGAATATATGAATGTCGTATTTTTGCTTAAATATAGTTAGCTTAGTTAAAAAGTCATTAATATATTGAGTTTCACTTTGACTACCCATAGGTGCGTGTATTTTATTATAAGGGTCTATAATTAAACCCTTAATACCATGTCTCTTTATAAGACCAGCCGCTGACTCAAGAATAGCATCAATAGTAAAAACATCTCCATCAGGCCTAATCCAATTAAACTTATCTGATATAAATGATTTAGCATGATTTAACTCAGACTTACTCATCCTTTCGTACTTTGTAACCTGTCTAAAGCTTTTGCCTATAAACTTTTCAGCAAGTACAGAGAAGTGTAGCTGTAAAGGATAGTGCTCAGGAGAAAACACCCCAAACTTCCAGTCATTCTGTGAGGCAAGCTTCATACATATATGTTCAAGAAAGTTACTTTTACCATGAGTAGGAACACCAGTAATAACAGTTAGCTGTGAAGTAGCAAAAGAAAATAGCTTATCAAAATTTTGGTGGCCAGTAACAGCCCCTCTTTTTAAACCATTACTATAAAGGTCGTCAATATCTAAATTAAAACTATCTACACCAAGAACACCCTCTAATGGATAGGCCTTAGCCTTTTTAATAACCTCTGAGAGACCTTTTTGACTTTCCTCTATGATTACCTCATTTGCATCCTTAAAGTCCTTAAAATCGACTCTATAACAAATGTCTCTCCCAATTCTTCTTGACAGCTCTTCTGCAAGTTTTCTTCCTGGCTCATCATTATCTGTTGCTATATAAACTTTTTCTAAATTATCAGGGAAGTCTTTTAGATATTTACATTCTAAGTTAGAAGCTCCGTTTGGAACTGATACACAATTTTTATATCCTGCCTCATAAAAAGAAAGCTTATCAATCTCCCCCTCAACTATAATTGCTTCTTTACAATTTTTAAGGTCATCAATACCATACATAATTCTTTCGGCATCTTTTACAAGTTTAAAGTTCTTGTCTCCATCTCTATACTTAACATTTATAAGTTCGTTTTCTTTATAGTAATTAAATTGTATAGTATTTCTTTCTCCTCCTACTTGTGGCATATACTCTTTACCCTCAGAAACTTTGTTTTTTAGCAAGGTGGACTCACTGATACCTCTACTGCCAAAATATTTTAAAAAGCTTTCGCTATATTCTGATTGCACCTTTTTAGCTATTGGTCTTATGTATTGTATCTCGTTCATAAAATTATGTTTTTTTAAACCACCTTTCCATCCACAGTTGTGGCAATTCCAAACCCCAGTGTCAATGTTTACAGAAAGGCAAGGGTCTGATTTCTTTTTTCTATCTTGAGAACACTTAGGACACTTTGTTTTAACTTGGCCTGATGTTCTTTTAACCATTATACCGTTGTCGCTAAATGTCATAAAATCATTCCTTTTAAGTTACCACTACTAATACCATCAGTCTTTATTATATACTCATCATTGTAACACTCTTGATTTAACCATGTTGTTGCGTGCTTTCGATATGTTCTATCAGGAGTTGCCTTAACATATACTGGAGCTACCTCAACACACTTCTTACAATCTGCCAATGATAATTTTAAAAATTTAACTTTAGCAGGCTTCTTAGAAACTGGTTTATCATACATATTCCAAAAGATTTCAAAAAGCTCAGACTTTTCTTTATTATCTGTATTACTAACTGTATTATTATGTTTTAAGCTTTGTTGTATAGGGTCTTTAACTTTTGTTAAAGAGGTCTTTAATATTCTTTTGTTACCCTCTGATTGTAAGATTATTGAGGTTACAAAGCCCTTTTTAACCAAGCTACTTATAAC